GTTTCTCAGAAGAAGCGTGAGGCCGGGAAGACGAGAGTTTTCCTTGGCGCGCCAGTGGATTGGAGTCTGTTGGTTCGAAAGTACTTTTTGGGGCACGTTCGCCTCATTCAGAATTTTCGCCTCATGTTTGAGACGGCAGTGGGTATCATTGCCGAATCGGCTGAGTGGACGGAGCTCCATGGCTATCTCACGCAGTTTGGTGACGACCGTATGGTTGCGGGCGATTACAAGGCGTTTGATAAGCGCATGCCACCTATGGTGGTCGTTGAAGCTTTTCGTATCCTCATTGCTATTGCTGAGAAGAGTGGCAATTTTGAACCGCAAGAGATCCAAACCATGTGGACCATTGCATTCGATACTGCTCACCCTCTTGTCAATTTCTTCGGGGACTGCATCACCTTTTATGGTTCCAACCCATCTGGGCATCCCCTCACTGTCATCATCAACTCCTTGGTGAATTCGATTTATGTGAGGTACGCTTACATGGAAGCTGGAGGAGATGTTGCGAATTTCCGGAAACATGTGGCGCTCGTTACCTATGGTGACGATAACGCCATGGGTGTATCCAAGGAGTGTGGCTTTTTCAACCACACTGTGTTGGCAGAGAAACTTGGTTTGGTGGGCATTACCTACACCATGCCTGACAAAGAGAGCATCTCTGTACCTTTTGTCCATATCTCTCAGGTTTCGTTCCTGAAGAGGTTTTGGCGCTGGAGTGAGGAACTTCAAGCGTATTTGGCTCCTCTTGAAGAGGAATCAATATACAAAATGCTCTGTGTGATGGTGGCGTCGAAAACCATCACTCAACAGGAACAGATTGCCGAAATTATTCGGGCTGCTCAAGCATCTTGGTGGCATTATGGCCATGAGGTGTTTGATGAGAAGACGCGGATGCTTGAGGAGGTGATCACTGAATGTGGTCTCTCCGATTGGTTTGCCGGCGATTCTCGGCGTCTTTTGACGCATACGGAGTTTGTGAAACGTTTTGAAGCAAACTCCAAAAAATCCGATTGGAAGCTATGAGCAACCTACGGCGGCTTTGTTCTCAAGTCGTAACCAAAAGAGTCCACATTTCTGTAATATACTTATTTATGATTAATTTTTGTGTCTTTATTTTATTATTTATTAAAGGAAGGAAATGTGAAGTGAGCAGGGGCGATCCCCCGAAGGGCTATTTAGCCCTGCTGTCCGTTCTGCAGCACATTAAAACGCACCGTCTCGAACTAATGAGTATATGTTCTAAGATGTATTTGACTACTTACTGAAAATACCAATAACGTTTTGGGGAGCGATAATCCTCACCTTGCCGTCTATAGTGAGACGGTCGCTAGCCCAAATTTGGATCAACAACAGATCCAATTTGCGGACAGCAACCCAGGAGACGAGGTAACTTTTACTAGTTCATCCGTTTCCACTTTTGATGCTTCGGCACTTGAAGGCATGTCTCTGGGGGATTTTCTCCAGAGACCTGTTCTCATTGACACTTTCGACTGGGGTGAAGGTGGTTTTGCCTCTCATGGTTTTGATCCTTGGACACTTTTCTTCACAGATCCAGCTATTAAGCGAAAGATGGATAACTATGGTTTGGTGCGATGTAAATTGCACTTAAAATTTATGTTGTCCGCTTCCCCTTTTTACTATGGTATGTGTATGGTGTCTTACAATCCCATGCCGGATTACCATCCTTCACCTCAAGTTGTTATTGCCAGCGACGAAGCACTTGTAACTTATTCTCAGAGACCTCACATTTTGTTGTGGCCTTCCAAGTCTCAAGGTGGTGGTATGGAACTACCATTCTTTTATCCAGAGAATTGGCACCGCAATCGGGGTTTTGCGTTTTCCGATTTGGGTTACATTCGGTACGAATCTCCTGATGTTCTTCGCAATGCTAATTCGGCTGCTGGCGCCAATGTCACCATCCGGTGCTATGCTTGGGCATCGGATGTTGAGCTCGCCCAGCCCACTTTGCAATTGCAAGGCAGATCTTCTAAAGTTAAATTTCAGAAGTCTGGTGCCAGTAAGCGTCCCACGGTTATGGATCGTGTCGCCGCTTTCTCTGCAGGGAGGGATGAGTATGATGGACCGGTTTCCTCTGTCGCCTCTGCTGTCGCGAATGCGAGCAAGGAGCTCAAGGCAGTACCGATCATCGGACCAATGGCAAGAGCCACCGAGATCGGAGCAGGAGCCATATCCAGAATCGCAGCCTGGTTCGGATACACCAACGTGCCAGTTATTAGTGACGTGCAACCTTTCAAGGATTTGCCGTTCGGTGGATTTGCCAACTCCTCAATTGGCACACCTACGGCGAAGCTCACGCTCGATCCAAAGAATGAGCTCACGATCGATTCTCGGACTGTTGGACTTGATGGGACGGATGAACTGTCGCTCGAGTCCTTCTGCACAAGACCCAGTTATTTGTACACTTTTGACTGGGATACTACCAATGCTCCTGACTCAGTGCTTATGGGCCAACTAGTGGCCCCAAGCCTTATTTATAGAGAAACATTGACACAGTTGTGGCCAACACCCATGAGCCACGCTGCTAATATGTATCAATACTGGAGTGGATCCATTATTTTTACGTTTCATATTATTTGCACACCATACCATAGAGGTAGGATTAAAATTGTATTTGAACCTACCCCCGTTGATTTTGCCTTTACCACACCTGATGATACTGTTCAGATATCTAAGATTGTGGATATTGGTGAGACTCAGGAAGTTGAGATCTGTGTGCCTTTCATGCAGGCTATTCCTTTTCTTCCAAACTTCGCCCCACAGCAGGGCAGGAGTCGGTATGCTTTGAATACTACTTTGGGGGCGCTTTCCTCCACCAATTGTAATGGAACTATTTTTGTACAAGTAGCAAATGAGCTTACTTCTCCCGTTGCGAACGCCCCTGTGCAAGTGGCTGTTTTTGCTCGGGCTGGAGAGGATTTTAAGCTCATGGGTCCGAAAGGACCCCCCAACTCACTTGAATGGGTGACCCAAGGGAAGTCGTGGGATCCAAATGAAAGTTTGGAGCTCCAGGGCGATTCTTGGGATGCAGGTGAGGGGGAGATGTGTATGGGCCAAGTCAACACTTCTGAGCCAGATCTTAATCTGGTCTTTGGTGGCGAGACTGCCCTGTCGTTGCGACAAATATGTCAACGACATTCTTACGTGCGTTCAACTTATTGGGCTGGTGGAAATACTGAATATCGCAGTCATTTTCACCTTTACCCTTATTCGTTGAATACCACGTCGGATGCGCGTAACATTCACGCTACTACTGGCGCCAGCCGGTATAATTACGTGAATAACACACCAG